ATGTCACCATTAGCAATAGTAGCACCAGCAGTAATCATAGCATCAATATCTAAGATTGCTTCAATAGTGCGAACAGCATTACCGACTACTGTTGGAACAGCAAGAACATTTGCCCCAACACCAGCGGTAGTACTGACAGTCATATCAAACGTAGCCATATTATATTACTCCCTTATGCTGCGTTGTAACGGGCAGTAACGATTGCTTCTGGACGAAGAATCTTACGACCGTATAGATGCATACCACGAACAATGTCAGCAAAGCTGTCAGGGTCACGATATGATTCTGTCTTATTGATTTGCTCTGCAGTAGCTACGGAGGAGTCATGTCCAGCCATAATTACACCAAAGTTAGTCAGTTGGTTTGCAGTCCCTGCAGTTCCGGGTCCAGTGCCAAGTGCTGGCAAGTTAGACGAGGAGTATACACGGAAGCCATGGAAGTTGCTTACGGTCAAACCATTACGCAGTCCACCTGACTCACCGAAATCTGCATTCATGAAGCGTGAATCTTCATCAGCAAGAATTTCCATGAATACTGGATCAACTACCAGCCAGCGACCTTGTGAGTCAACTTGCTGTTGGTCAAGCAAACGCTTCATACGAGCAATAATCATTGCAGGAGAAACAGTTGCAGTTGGCAACGAAGTAGCACCCGGCATACGTGCAGTCACAGGAATTGAGTGAGTGCCAGCAGATGTGGTTGAGATGTTACCGAAGTCACCCTTATGCAGTTGCATAGAGGAAAGCAGCTCGTTAGCACCTGCAGTGCTTACAGCTTTAGAACCATTAACAGTTGTGTTAAGAGCATCAGCTTTGCTGTGTTGGCTAGATTGTTTATAACCAGCCATGTAGCCAAGGACTTCTTGGTCATGGTTGTCTGCCAGACGATAGGCAGCGCGGCTAGTTGCAAGGTCCATAAAGTTGACGTGGCTATGGGCTTCTTCAATGTCATCCATCTTGAAAGCAAAATAGTTAGCTTTGTCAATTACCAATGAGAAATCTTCATCCTCAAGATCCTGCGCTGTGACATTTGTGCCACGTGCATATTCGGATACTGAGATCTCAGGTTCTTTGATAATTTTTACTGTATCACCTTGAGCTGAAATCTCGCCCATATAATCAGAGTTTGTGATATCGCCACAAACAGTACTCTTGCGGAAAGCAAGCTGTACTTTTTTGGAGTAAATTACGGGACTGAAGTTACCGTTTGGTAAGTTCCCATAACCCGTTGCGGTTGTAAAAGCCATGAGTAAATCCTCCTGTTAAAGTGTTTGGCTTTGTTGAAGCTTAAACATTTTCAGTAAGAGGCTGAATTTTTTCTAGGGTGCGTCACTATGCGAGTCGGCCAACCGACATAGATACGGGCCTGTACTTAATCAGGTAGTTCTTCTTTTTGTTTAGACTTTATTTGGAATTGGGTTAGTATAGAAGGTAGGCTTAATAGCGGCTTCTTTTTACTATACCCCTAGTTATATTGACATTTCGTTTTTTGTCAATAGCTATTATCGTGCAGAACCAGATAAATCATAAATAAACTTACCGCTCCGAATAGAAGCAGTGATTGCTTCTTCTTGTTGTTCATACTGATTAGCAGACATCTTAGCTACATCAGATTCTTTAATACTGTCTGAGCTATCATCCGCATCAACTTGAGCTTTTGATGGCTTCTTCACAGTAGTAGCAGCAGCTTTACGCTTTGCAATAGTGTCACTCTTAGTAAGACCATTGTCTATTTTATAAAGATCAATGATACGAATTACTGAAGCAGCATCATCTGAGTTCTCATAGAGAGCATTCTGTACCCACTTAGGTTGCTCATCAACCCAGTCATGGAACCCATCTTCTTCACGTAGCTTGTCAAAGTCTGAGTGAGCTTTACGAATTTGATCCTCAGCTTTACCCCGACTTACTTCTGACTGTTCTTCATCAAGTTTTTGTAGGCGAGTCTCTGCCTTAGCAAACATTTCTTGAGCTTTCTTTGTAGCAATAGTCTCTACAATACCAGCTACATCAGGATACTCGTTAGCCCAAGCTTGAATATCTTCATCAGACTTTGGTAGACTAATAGAGTTATTTCCTATGCGAGACTCAAGAGCTTCAAACTTTTCTTTCCACTCAGATTCTTTTTCATTCATATGGCGACGAAGATCACCGTACCGTTTCTTAAAAGATTTCTCTTCACGGTTCTTTGGTTCTTCTTCTACTTCTTCAGTAGCAGCTTCAACCTCTGGTTCTTCATCAACTTTTAGTAGTTCTTCAATTTCCTTCTCATCATCTTCTATACGTTTACGGTTACGATTATTATGATTAGGGTTTACGAATCCTGCAATTTTTGGGGATTCCACAGTTTGTAGTTCAGGCATATTGTTTCCTTTTATGTTGGGGCCAGCCGTAGCTGGGTAGCCTTATTGTTACTTCTTCTTACGTTTAGTTATTAGACCGCCTTTATTACGACCGCTTTTATTCCAATCACCGCCAGCCTTTTCAACTTTATCTTTAAAATCACTAACACCTTCAGCAGTGCTAGTATCTATGTCGTTATCTTTAAACACTTTTTTTGTAATAGCCTTGCTAGCTGCAGCCCTGTCCCTAGAAGCTTGAGCAGCTTTGTTATAATCATCGCTGTCATTATCTCCTTGACCCATAGCTACGTCTATTTCTTTCAAAGAACCGTCTGGGTTTTGAGTTTTTGGGTTAAATATTTTACCTTCTTTTCTTAACTTTGCATACTTAACACGATTTTTATGTTTTCTTGCAAAAAGTTCTCTATTAGTTAGTCCGTATATACCTCCGCCAATAGCTGTTGATTCTTTACCGTCTTTGGGTTTATACTTACTACTAAATTCTGTACTCTTAGAAGAAGCTTCTTCAAAGTTATCAAAGCCATAGTCTTTAGCAAATCTATCCTTGTACATTTTTCCAGTGCCAATAGCATTATAACCTGCAGCAGCAAGGGTTGCTGTCATAGCTTTTGAGTATTCACCACCTTCTTCAAAACCCTCAGTACCAAGGGCTTGGTGAATTGCAAAAGCAGCTCTAGCTTTGGCTACCCCATTACCATCTTCAAGTTTATTAGCAAAAGCAGCAACTACTCCTGCAACAGGACTAAGTGCCATACCAAGTTGTGCTTCATCACCAAACTCTCCCCGACCTATCTGATCTGCAATAAATTTTTTAGGATCATCAAAGAAATTTGGGTCTTGTTCGTACCAAGGTTTTTGTTCAACTTTATCAGTTTCTATAGGGGGTTCATTATCATCATCATTAAATTTTACTGCGCGATAGTCAGGATCAATTACACACATCTGACCATTCCACATCATACCTAACCCACAACCACCTGCAGGTTCTGTTGCAGCAGGAGCAGCTTCAGGAATTGGTACGCTTGAACCGGGGGTATAAGTATTAGGATCAAACAAAGTACCACCAACTGTTGTATACTTAGTTGGATCAAAGGTTCCTGTAGGATTAGCAGCCATGTATCCAGCAGTCCCACCTTCTTGATAACCCATAAGTCCACCAGCATTAGCAGCTACTGGCTTTTCATTCATGATAGGGTTAGTAGTAGCGGCTGGGCTATTAGCTTGTTGCATCTGCTCAGGTGTTTGTGTTGCAGTAGTCCTAGGTACGTTAATACCTCTTTCACCAAGCATACGCATAAGCTCAGGATTCTGTTGTGCTGCTGCACCAATCTTAGCAATAACTTCATCAACCTTTCTAGGGTCAACGTTCTGGCTATTAGAAGGAATACCTATACCAACACTACCACCAACAGCCATCTCAATGGGTATACCTGCAGCTTTCATACGCTCATTTACTACAGGGTTTGTACGGACAGCATTAAGAAGTTTGTCCATCATGCCACCTTGAGCTAGTCCACCAGCAGCCATGCCTTGTTGTGACAGCATACCCTCAAGTTGAGCTAAGTCTTGATCAGAGATCATCTGGTCATCAACAGGTTCACCGCCTATTCTACCATCTCTGTCCATCTGTTGCAAGCCCTTTTTTGCTTGCATACGGATATCTTCAAAAAATTTTACCCCAAAGAAACGTACAACATCAGCAGGTACAACGTACTCACCCTCAGATAGTCGTGCAGGGATGTCATCACGTACCTCAACAGGGAGAGAACCGGGGGGTACATCATTGCCTGACACTGGGTCTCTTGTCTCAGCCTCGCCACCTAGAGCAAAAGCCATCTGTGTTTGGTTGTTCATGTCTATAAGCCCTCCTTGGGCAAGTCTTTGATCTCTTTTAGCTTTATCTAAAGGATTAAACTTAGCATTTCTATCTCTTATAACAGCAGAACTGTTTACGCCTTTACCTTGAGGTCTGTCAACAAGCATAACATAACTAATGTTTAGAACATCTTCTACGTTATTAATATATGGTACGTGAGTAAACCCAGCTTCAGCAAGTTGTTTTCTAATAACTTGCATTTTTTCATAAACCATGCCACCTTTTATTTTAGACATTTCTTTTCTTAAAAAAGTATTTAAACCTTTTTCTGTC